CGATTTACCTAGAACGAGACAGCGGCGAAAAAGACCCAACGCTTCAGGCACTAGGTATTGGCGGTCAAATCTATGGCGCACGTGCCGATTTGATCGTACTGGATGACTGCGTTACTTTAGCTAATGCTAATGAGTTTGAAAAGCAGATTCGATGGATCCAACAGGAAGTACTTACCCGTGTTGGTCCAACTGGAAAGATTTTGATTGTTGGTACACGCGTAGATCCTATGGACCTATATCGCGAAGTCCGCAATCCTGATAGATACCCAGATGGCAAATCTCCTTGGACTTATCTGGCTATGCCAGCTGTATTAGAATTTAATGATAAGCCTGAGAAGTGGGTAACGCTCTGGCCTAAGTCAGACCGCCCTTGGATGGGTGATGAAATAGAACCAGATGAAGATGGATTATATCCTCGCTGGGATGGAAAAAATCTTAAGCAGCGTCGTGGCTTGCTTGACCCAAAGACCTGGGCCATGGTCTATCAGCAACAGGATGTAGATAGTGAAGCGGTCTTTAGCCCAGAGTGTGTACGTGGTAGTGTCAGCGGTATGCGTGCGTCAGGCCCGCTTATTGTCGGCGCACCTGGACATCCTGCATCCCTCAGCTCGTCTTACACCATCTGCTCAATGGATCCAGCCATGTCAGGAGATACCTTCTCCGTCGTCTATGCAGGAGACAAGACAACTCAAAAGCGCTACATTTTAGAGGCAAGCCGTATGCCTGCTCCTACGCCACAGCGTATTCGTGAGCTTATCTTTAGTTGGACAGAAAAATACAACCCAAAGGTTTGGGTTATTGAGAAGAACGCTTTCCAATTGTTCTTAACAATGGATGAAGAAATAAATAAGTTTTTAGCAAGCCGTGGTATCCGTCTAGTTCAACACTACACAGGTGCCAACAAGATGGATGCTGAGTTTGGTGTAGCCTCAATGGCTCCACTCTTTGGCTCAGTAGATAAAGCTGGTAAGCATATGGGTAATAATCTCCTTGACTTACCGCGTACAGATAATGAAAACATCAAGGCTCTTATTGAGCAGTTGATTACATGGGCGCCAGGAACTAAGAATAAACAAGATGGTCCAATGGCTCTATGGTTTGCAGAGACTCAGATGAGAGATTATATTAACCAGTCTGGCGCTTATGGCGCCACATGGGTTAAGAATCCTTTTGCCACACGCAATGACATTGCACGACGCAAGGTTGTAAATCTTGAAGAATATCAAAAAATGCAAGAACAAATCGCTTCTAACGGGGGTTACCTATAATGCTAGAGATTGATGTAATCTCAGATAAGCTGCGTAAATTACGCCAGCATTATCACACACGCGACTCTCGCTATGCCGATTTACTAGCAATCCGTCAAGGTAAGATTGATACAGTCTTTCCTGGAATGTTCTCTGAAGATTATCCAAAGCCAATGATTGCAAACTTTATTGACATCGCAGCACGCGATGTTGCTGAAGTTATTGCTCCACTTCCTGCTTTCAACTGTATGACAAGCAACTCAGTCTCTGATCGCTCACGCTCTAAGGCTGACCTTCGTACAATGATTGCTGCTGGATACCGCGACACTGCAAACCTTCAGACTCTTATGTACTCAGGTGCTGACCGCTATTTGACATTTGGTATGCTCGCTTTCCTCATTGAAGAAGACCATGAGAATAGCCGTCCAATGATTCGCATTGACAACCCAATTGGTTCTTACCCAGAGTTTGACCGTTTTGGTAAATTGCTTTCATATTCAAAGCGTTACACTAAGACTGTACGCGAACTTATCAATGACTTCCCTGAGCATGAGAATGTTATCCGTGGGCAGTTTGAAAACCGTAACTCAGAGCGCATCCTTGAGATGTTCCGCTACCAAGATAAAGAACAATTAGTTCTATTCTTACCTGAGCGCAATAACTTTGTTCTATCTCGCGCCGATAACAAGCTTGGTGAAATCCCAGTTGTTATTGCAGTTCGTCCAGGAGTTGACTCCGACGAACATCAACGCGGTCAGTTTGATGACATCATGTGGGTACAAGTTGCTCGTTCCCGCTTTGCAAGTTTGGCTCTGGAAGCCGCTCAGAAATCCGTCCAAGCGCCCTTCGCGCTACCAGCCGATGTTAATGTTCTTGAAATCGGTCCAGATGCCACTATCCGTTCAGCTAATCCAGAGAAGATTCGTCGTGTTGATCTAAACATCCCACCAGGAATCTTCCAAGAGAACGCCGCATTAGATCAAGAAATGCGTACAGGTGCGCGTTACCCAGAAGGACGACTAGGACAGCAATCAGGTTCTATCGTTACTGGTCGTGGCGTACAAGCTCTTATGGGTGGTTTTGATACTCAAGTTAAAACAGCACAAGCTGTTCTTGCTGAAGCATTTGTTAAAGTTATGCGTATCTGTTTCAAGATGGATGAGACACTTTTCCCAAATGTTGAAAAAGAAGTTCGTGGTATTAATGCAGGTGCTGCATATGAAATCACTTATATCCCTAAGCGTGACATTGCTGGTAACTACCACTGCGATGTTACATACGGACTTATGGCAGGACTTGATCCTAACCGTGCATTAGTATTTGGATTGCAAGCGCGTGGAGATAAATTAATCTCTCGCGACTTCTTGCGTCGTCAGATGCCTTGGGAAATGAATGTTACTGCTGAAGAAGAAAAGGTTGAAGTAGAAGAACTACGCGATGCCTTAATGCAAGCAGTTGCAGGATATGCACAAGCACTTCCTGCTATGGCATCACAAGGTCAAGACCCATCTACAATTTTACGCTCAATGGCTATGGTAATCAAGGGACGTCAAAAAGGACGTCCTATTGAGGAAGTAATTGCTGAGGCATTTGCTCCACCACCGCCACCAGAAGTTTCCCCAGAGCAGGCACAGGCCGCTGGTGTGGCGCAAGGCGCCCCAGGACAGGCGCCCTCTGGGGAGTCTCAGTTACCACCAGGGTTAAATGCAACTGGCCGTATGACTGGCGTAGCGCCAGGTCAAGAAGGCATGGCACCTGGCGGACGTCCAGCACTGCAAATGCTACTTGCAGGTCTTTCATCTTCTGGTTCACCAGTCTTACAGGCTGGCGTATCCAGACGTACAGCAGTCTAACGCGTTCTGCTGTATAACAATATACCCCTATATGAGAACAACACATGGCAAAAGTATCACCAATGACAAAGGCGAGTTTAACAACTCCAACTCCAAAGCCTGCCAATCAAGGCGGACATGCTGGAGTAAATGTACAACCAGCAAAGATTCAAGCTAAGGCTGGATCAGGCAAGCCAGGAATGACATCAATGAACTACTCAAAGATGCCAGCTGGTACTAAGGGTACAAACCCAGGCGCTAAATAAGAATATGTTTGAAGATGATAGCGAAGACATCCCAATTCGCTTAACGCCATGGGATGTTTTTGCTATTGTCACCAATTTAATTTTAGATGTAACAGTTAGTTTTGCAAAGTTTTTTAGTGCGATTACGCACATGTTAACAAATCAAGCAGATGTCGTGGATGCCCAAAAGGCTTTTCACGATGATGTCGTCCGAACCATTGAGACTATCACAGAGGGAGAATAGCTATGCCACAGGCAGATAAGCCAGCGATGGTAGCAACTCCAACAAGAAACCGAACCGATGGCGGAGCAGGCTCAAAACAAGCACTACAGTACGTAGCGGGTATGCCTAACTACGGGGATGGCCAAGAACTAATGAGTTTGGAAGCATCTGCACCTATGGCAAAAACACAAACAGCTAGTCCGATGTCGCCAGAGGCTGTTGCTCAAGCAGCAACAGCTGCGCCAGCAGCTAATGTAGTTCCACTTAATGCACCAAGCCAGCAACCTGATGTACATGTTACAGATGGTACTGCTCAAGCCCTTGCATTACCAGCACAACCAAGCCCAGAAATGCTTGGCTACCAAAATGCGCTCTCACTGCTTAACCAATTGGGAAACAATGTTTCTCCACAGGTTGCAGCAATTCGTAATTCTCTTGCTGCTCACCTCAATAATGGGGCGGGGCAACCGTAATTTATGGTAACTAAAAACACATTACCTGTAAGTGCGTCACCTGAAGCAGCTATGCTATCTTCACGTCTTGATGCGCTTAACAATGCTGGCCATAGCTGGATGGATCCTATGCTACAGGTTCACCTTGCTCAAAATGGCGGCAGTAATGATGCTATGCTTAATACTGCTGGTCTATTCAAAAACGTTGCAGCGCAACAAGGACAACTTCCAACACATGCTTTAGCAGATTCAGTACTTAATGCTATTCCAAGTGGTATTCAAAAAGCATTTTCAGCACTACATAACATTCATGGACCTGTCCCAATCTTGACAGATGACGTTACACAGATTCAAACTAACCTTCAGAAAAAAGGTTATGGCACGGATTTAACAGTTGGCGCATGGAATCCACAATGGAACTTTGCTATGAGCCAACATGCAGCAGAAGCATTAAAGGCACCAGGTACAGGTAACGTAAAATCACTTCCATTCTGGAAAAAAGTACTTGGCGAAATTGCTCCTTCAACATGGACGCCTACTGTTCTTCATGCAGTTTCTCATTATGTTCACTCACTACCAGGTGATTTACGTCAAGTGGTAGCAGATGTAGCAGGAGAAGCTGGCAATTACTACGATCCAAAGAATCTTGTTGATATGGTTAACCCATTTATTAGCAAAGAAGAACAAGCGGCTTTTCAAAAGCGCACAGCAACACGCACAGCAGGAGTTGAAAATGCTCTTGGTGGCAAGATTGATGCTAATGGATTAACTCCAGCAGAGATGAACGCACGTTCAGTTAAAGACCTTGGTAACATTCTTAACCTTATCCTTCTTAAAGGAGCAGGTGGCGCAGCATTTTCATCACTTGGTAAAGTTGGTGAAGCATATGCGGCTGGTCTTGGAGAGCAAGCAACAGTATCTTCTGCCGCTAAGGCTCTTGTAACACGTAGTCTTCCAGAAGAATTTGCAGCAGTGCCACGCTTTACGGTTGTTAAGAGTCTATATCAGGCTGGAGCAGCTGGTGAAAAGGGTACAGGTATCCTTCGTGGACTAGAAAATGTTCCAGTACTTAAGCGCATGCTTCCAGTAATTGATGCAGCTAACGCTGAAGGCTCAAAGTATTTTGCAATGAAGCAAGCACTTGCTCAATCTGCACGTATTCCACTTAAGCAAGCTGGCGCAGTTATACAGACTAAAGGTATGATGGCAGGTTTAGGCTTGCTTGGTACATCCGCTGCTGAAAAAGCAGTTGGAGCGCAGCCTACTTATGATGCCACAACAGTACAACCATATGCTGGAGTACTTGGCAATGCAATGGATATTGCTGGTATGTTTGTTGGTTCACCAACAAGAGGTATTAGTGCAAGCAAAAATGTTGGTCAAGCAGTTAGCGATGCACATACGACACTAAGTAATGCAGCTGGTAGTATTGGAATTGACGTTGCAATTCGTAAGGGTTTAGGTCTTAGTCTTAAGGATCTTAAATCTAATCTTGGCGAAGCATTTGTCAATGACCATTACATTAATACTAAACTTAATCAATTTTCAGCATCTCACTTTGCAGAAAAAGCCCTTAATCAAGAAGTATGGGCTGGACGCCTTGATAGAAATACTAAAGAAGCGCAAAAATTCTTTATGGATGCAGAGAGCAAGGCTCTTAATGACCCAGCTACCCTTGCGGCAGAACGTGAATCTTTAATAGCGCAGCCAAGCATCCTTGCTAATTACTATAAAAAAGATGCAGTTAATACTCTTGG